ATTGATTCAGATCGTGATTTGGGATTCTGCAAAAATTATAGACCGTTGCTTTGTTAAAGTCATCCGTTTGCTTCACGCCTTTCAAATACTGCGCAGGAATAACGCAACGATGATAGTCGCAGCTCGCATCCCTTTTAACGGTATATAACATCGTATACTTCTTTTACGGTAAGTGTTGGAATCGGCGCGTCAATGATCACGGCCTCCGGATTTAATCCCCAGGTCATGCCCTGATTCGCTAACAAGTAATTCTTTACGTTCAAGTGATAGCAGAAATGAGAGATACCTGTCACGATCGAAATACATCCGTAGTTCGCCTTTTGCAGCACGTTGCAGAGTTCCATCGCGCTTAAATCAAACAAAAGAGAAACATTTTCGGGGATCGGATAGGCAAAGTCGTCGTATTTCGAGTTGCCTAAGATTGCAAAGGAATATTCCGGCATCGCGTTAATCAGTTCAATCCATTTATCCATGCTCCATTTTTGCTCGTCAGGAGCTGAACGGCCGAAAGGCGCAATCATGTAATCATAGATCGGCACTTCTACATCCTGAATCGTTAAGTCTGCTTTTAACGGTTCGGAAGGAACCGGATATCCCATGAAGGGATAATGCGCCTGACTCATGAACAAATTATGCTGATGACTTAATGTAAACGCTCCTGATATATTTAATTCCTTGTCGTGCCTGGAACATTCGCAGAGTTTCAGTTCAGGAACTAACTCGTAGAGCCATTTCACCTCGTCCAAGACGATCACGGAAAAATGCTCATGATCTTTATTCAACTGTTGCAAGACGGGAAAGGTGCCTAAGGTGTCACCGATTAAGCCGATGGGGTTTTTAACGATCATTTAATTATGTTTAACTAAGACCACACAAAAAGAATTATTTAAATCAGATCCGCTAATAATCCATTCCCATTGGTTTGAATCGCGTTTGTTCGCCGTTTCCACGTATTTTTCAAACATATCCTGATTGAATGAATGCAAATGCTTTCTGTTGTTTAGAGGATGCCAATATTCCTGATCCTCGTGAGGCAGATAGAGAAACAAGGTTCCTCCTATCTTTAATTTCGATCCCCAATATTCTAATGCTCCTACCCAGTCCGGCAAATGCTCCAGGCAATGCGAAGAAAAGATATAATCGACTTCTTTATCTGGTAAATTGTAAGCGTGATAATCGTTGTCAATGGTTAAGTCTATCATTTCTGATCCTGGAAACGCCCATTCTGCCCGATTACACCCGATGTCGTAGCCTTCCCCTTTGCACCATTCTTTGGCAAAAGGGAGGATCCATTGCGCGGCGTTGCCTTTACTTTGGTATTCGGGATAGAGTTTGCCTTTAAAGTTGATGAATTCCATAGTTTTAATAAATGTTATTTTAAATGTTGAGTATCATTATAGGGATCTTTACTTCCCCACCGATAGAGGTGAAACAAATAGAGTCCTTTGGCGATGCCGATCGGATTGCCGCCGAACCTCGCCCGTATGTCCGTGTTGAATTCCTTGTCGAACAAAATCGAGTTTTCCCGGAATCCGCCGACTGATTTCCAGGTGTCTTTATTGAAGATCAAGCACAATCCCGCTACATAACTAGTCGCTTCTACCTGATCGTAATATCGTTGGTGCAATTGCTTTGCTATTTCTACGTGATTAGTGATATTGCCGTCATTAGAGAACTTATTACAGTACAATTGATGATCTGCCCGTAAACGGTTCGTCATGCAGGAAATGAGCTTAAAATCATCGCCGTGACGATCAATAATATTTTTGATCTGACTTCCCCAATCGGGTAATAAACGTAAAACATCACCATCCATCAAGCACACCCAGTCTCCGTCAGGAACTAACTCCATGAATTCATTATACGCCTTACCAATGTTTTTTTCAGTCGAGAAGGGAGTGGAATAGTGAATCTTCATGCTTTCTTATACGATATTTCTTGCTTAATAGTTACGTTTAGGCGTATCTTAATGGAGTCTTATTTTTATAGATTCCTTTAAGTTGTGTTGTTAATGTCATATACGGCATTCCAATAGCTTTGGCAGCCTCTTGAATTGAATTGTAATAAATGCCAGTTTCAATGTTTATCACTAGTTTACGGTTCGATCCTCCTACTCTCATTCCCGACATCCTTACCGCGTTGCGTTGTTTTTCCGTATTTCGGTTCAAGCCAGTCTTCCAGGCGTGTTGCATATTATGCTGATGAGTACACCACTCTATATTACTCAATGAATTATCATGTCTAATTCCGTTGATGTGGTTGATACAAGGTAAGTTGTTCGGATTAGGAATAAAGTGAATCGCTAATAACCGATGGATATATTTTTGATGTCCTTTTTTGCCTTTATAAAGCATGACTTTCCGATAGCCACATGATGTTATAGGCTTTAGAAACTTGTTGGTGACATTACTGTAAACAGATCCATCTTCGTGAATGATGTAATCTTCGAAGTCTTGTATAGGTTTTTTCATGTAATAAGGTTTCTTCTCTTATACGAAAAAACTGGAAATAGGTTACATAAAAAAAGCGATGGAGCAATTCCACCGCTTTTCTGTAATATTAACTATGAGTTAAGAAGCATTCCCGAAATCACCATAAACTATACTTGCAGTATTCATGATATTTATTTCTTCTAAACATTCTATCCTCGCAGTTATGAGGTTTTTCTGAATATTGTCTGAATCTTGCTCGAAAAACTCTAGTTTCAGACCTTCAACTTCTACTCTTTCTACGTACTCGATATCCATAACAATCGCTTTGTCAACAGTCGCCCAAGACGCTTTCACAATAGGAATTCCGTTTAACTCGAATTGTTTAGAAATAGGGTTGTAAGCCAACACTACTTGCACGTTAAGAGAAGCAGTTTTTGCTAGTGTCGCCCAATCTCTAGGGTTAATAATGATTACCGATGCAGTAAAGTTAGCTGCCTCAAGGTTAGCCACCCAGTCAATCAATTGATCGCAATCAACGGTTGATGCTGATGTAGTAGAACCTGTACCTGTAGCAAAAGCAGTGTTAAACAAAGCATTCTCAGCGTTGTAGAACTCACGCAATAAGATACGGCCTAATGACTGCTGTAACCAAGGCAATGAATTCATTGCTTGTTTAGAGAACTGAGTGAAACCAGCTACATAAGAAGCAACCAATTTAACTTCGGTCATTGTAGGCGTTAATTCCGCTTTAGCAACACCTTCAGTCTGTTTAGCTACCGCTCCTGTAAGAGTTCCCTCTTTGTAGGTAACGTATAAACCAGTAGGAGAAACTGTAGTAGGAATTAAATCACGTGCGTTGATCTTCGCTGCTGGAGACAAGATCGGGTTACGTTGGTTGTAGCTAGCTACCGCATCACCTGTTAGTGATCCAGACAAAGTAAAGTCTTTTAACTCTAATTTAACGCCTTGACCTTTACGAACCGATTTAATTTCGTCGTAGTTGTCTTTTACCGCATCCGCGAATACTTCGTTGAAGCTCTTGATTTCTTTTTTACCCGACTGACCAAAGCCTTGCATTTTGATATCCAAGCTATCGGTATGTTTCTGCAATTCAGTTAACATTCCTTTTACTTCATTGATATCTTCTTGCTTTGAGAAACCTTTTAGGTTATCGTTCAAAGTATTAATTTTCGCTTCCACTTCTTTTTTAGTGGACTCGTTCGATTCGTTTACTTTCCCTTTGATGTCTTCTAATAGGGATTTAATTTCGTTTACTTCCATTTTAATTTAATTTAAATTCCAGTTTTTTAATGTGTTAATTATCTCGTTTTCGACAATCGGCTCATTAGGTTCTGGAGTGGAAGTAGTTTCCGGCTCTGTGTTGAGTGATTTAGTCTCTTGTTTTCCTAGTTCGTAGGAATGCTTTTGTAATTGTTTCAGGGCTATTTCTAGCTGTAAAAACATATCGTCGGTGAGTGTTCCGTTTCTAATTAGTTTGACAATCGCCTGAATCTGGTCGTTCGTCTGCTCAAAGGTCAATGATTTAAACCCAGTGAAAGGCGTGTTCGGATTCGCGCCTAAGGTCACGTTTGATCCTTCGAATAACTTGATCTCTTTGATGTGCCTTGTAAAGGTGCCGTCCTGATACGAGCCTGAATCTTCACTTTTGATCGTCTGAAATCCGATCGAGTGCTGAATCACGATCCCTGCTTCGTACAGAATCAACGAATCCTTCCCGTAAGAAGTAGGAGCCACGTTCGCCTCGAAATA